AGCTGCCAGGGGTGATGGTGCGGACTTTGAAGCCCGCCTCCTCCAGCGCGACTGCCTTCGCGGTGTTCCCAGAGAGTGTACGACGTACCCGGTCGTCGCCACCACAGTCGTGACCCTCTACCACCGCCTTCTTGAAGATGAACTCCTCAAAAGCGGTATCAGGGGGAAACGGCGTCGTAGTGTACGTCGTCGGGCGCAGCTCGCCTATCTCAGCACTCAGCCGCGTGACCTTGTCCCCGTCGAAGGGGCCGAACCGGCTTGCGCCGGTCCAGAGGTCACGATCCTCGAGGAGGGGGAGAGCCTCCGGGCTCAGAACGTGCGGGGGTTCCGCCGCCGACCAACCAGCCGGCGCGCGTGCCTCTTTTACGCTCGAGGCTAACGCCTCATCCACCTTCGAGAGAACATCAGGGCCAAAGCACTCATGCGCAGCGGCAACACCGCGCTCGTAACCAACCACAGCTTTCTTGACGAGAAGCTCGCGGTGAGAAACGAGGGCGTGCTGAACAGCGCGCAGGAGGCCGAGGCCCTTAACGTCCCCTTTCCCGAGGACGTCAGGGATGGGGTTGGAGATCGCGGTCTTGCCACCGTCCGCACGGGACACTTGGTTGCACGACCGGTCACCCGGGGCGGGGACGCCCAGTTGGCTTTCGAGGGAAATCACTTCCCCCCTAAACACTGACTTAAGCGCCCCCGTCTCGGGATCCTCCTTCCACCCGGACACCTTACGAGCCTTCCCTTGACTCCACAGGATGTTACGCGAGACCAAATTGATCATCCGCATGATGTCCAGTGGAACGGGGCTCTTCTTGGTGCCCAACAACCTACGGTGCTTTGTGAGCGCCGCGATAATCAACTTAACGCCTCCCCCGGGCCAAGCCTGGGGACACCCCTTTTGCAAGGAGTAGGCGACAGTCAACTCGCGGCGGGCGCAGACCCGACCAAAGAACGTTCCTAAGAACCCTACGAAAAGGTTCCCAGGGACGTCCTTAACCACCTGAGGGACATCTGGTAGCTCGGGGCTGCGCATCACGCGGCTCAGAATCACATCCAGGTGGAACTTAACACCACCCTTGAGGTCATCCTTGAGGTCGTACTGACACAGCTTCTCTGTTGTTTGACACAGAGAGCGGTTAAAACGTCCGTAATCCTTATCGGAAAACAGTCCGTCTGGCCTGACGGACCGACGCGCGATAACCAGACGCGCGACGGACTCCACGATCTTGAGGATCGCTGGGCTTGCGCCCCGACAGCGCTCTTTAACAAGCGCCATCGTCGTAGACAGACAGTGGGAGATGGACCTCGTGGACACAGTTCCACCCCCCTCTCGCACGGTTTGCTGCCGAAGCAACTCACCATACAATTTCTGAATGCCAGTCCTTTCAGGACCAAGATCTCGACTCCCTGCACCGGTAGAGTCGTCTTCTTGTTTTATCTCTAGACCAATAGAAGATGAATTGGCGGGGCCGGAAGGCCTCCTTGTGGGCACCTCTTGACGTTGGGAA